TGCAAATATGTTATTATACTTACTTGGGTCTACATACGTTGTTAGATCCTGTATTCCCGTCAAACCTTTTTCATATCTACGATTTAACGTCATAAACATTTCTTGATTTTCTTCTGCGAAGTTTCCTCTTGTTTGATTTACATTTGTCATATAGTTAATCCATGCTGGTTGTTTACCTGCAGTACTATATGTTACATTTCCATTCGTACTTACCTGCGTATCAAACCATGCCATTTGATCCGTTATTAAATCCTGATATCCAATCTCATCTAATGCCGGCTTATGCAAGTCGTTCATTGTTTTTAGATTTGTATCCCATTTATTTCCTTGACTGTAATCTATTCTTGGCGTTAAGCTTACTAGTCCGATTATATAACTCGGTTCATCTACTTTTACTTTTATTTTTCCACCTTTATTTTTACCTGTCAATCTTCCACGTCCTGCCAACGTTCCTAACGGTTGCTCTTCTCCACCTACTTCTGTATCAGCTACACTAACCACTTCTTCGAACCCTAATTCTTTTATTAAGCTTCCCATATACATAGGGTTTTCACAGCTTTTACTTCTTTCATGCGTATATACCGCATCTAGCCAATCATCATAACTTCCACCACTAATCGCTATACGATTTAGCATGTTATATACTTTATTTGCCAAGTTTAACGAGTCTATCGTAAACTCATTTCCTGCTGTACTTACTGCTGTTACTTCATTTATTCCATTACTTCCGTCAATCCATTCTGTACTTATCCAATTATTAAACAAATCACTTTGATATGTTTTAATTCCTAATCCTTCTTGACTTGCTGTTTTATATGCATTTGTAAATGATACTCCTTGTGCTGCTAATCCTAACCCATATGGTGCTTCACTATTCCAATCTATTTCAAACGCTGTTGTATCTCTTACCGCTTCTAGAATATCCATTCTCATGTCATCTATATTATCCAATGGAAATTCTGTTAATTGCGGTCTTCCTTCTGTTACTTCTACTGTATTATTTATCGTCTGATCTTTATACTCTACATCTGTTGTTGCTCCTGCTACACTTTGCCAATCTGTACACGTTATTACTATATTTCCTTCTTGTGTCCCATCTGTTACTACTACATTTCCAAACAATGTTGTTATTGGTATTTCCAATCCTGCTACTTCAAACAATATTTCATCTAAGTTTGGCTCTCCATACATTGGCACGTCATTTGCTTGCCATTTTCCTACTATTACTAACTCAAATCCACTTATTGCCGACGTATCTAATTGCTCTGCTGTATCTAACACATCATACGCTATTCCCAATGATGTTGCTGTCGCACTAAACGTGTCCCATCCATTTTCCCATTCACTCGCGTGTATTACATATCCGCGTTCTTCTTGCTTATTTGCATAGTAATTTTTATATATATCCCAATATCCTAGATATGGTACTGCATTAAAGTTTCTTATTACTTGACCATCAGTATTATCACTTCTTCCCATACCTCTCATATTTAAATATGAGTATATACTACTTGCATTTACTTGTTCGTTATCTCCTCCTTCTATTGTATATCTTCCACCCATTTTCATCTGTGGTAATAATATTTGACTCATATCCATCCCAATGTTTAGCATGTTCATATGTAACTTTCCCTGATATAATCTTACTGGACACTGGAACACGTCTAATTGTACTTTGTAGCTTCCAAACAGTGGTCCTACTGTTGGTAACGTCTTTACATCTACGTCCAAGTCGATGTCAAAGGAATCCCCTGGTAGTGCTACTTCACTCATAAACGGTACTAGTGTTCCGCTACTCATACTACTTCTCCAGATATACCCCAAGTCATGCGTACTTCTGCTGTAATTTTTTAGGCTCACTGCCTCTTTGTTTCCCGATCCTAAGCGATCGCCTCCAATTTCTGTTTTCATTTTTTATTTGTTTTTAGGTTATTTTTCATTTCTTCTAGCAACATTACCACTTGTATTATTCTATTCCATGTTATTGTTTTTAGTTGCTTTTTTATTTCTTTTAGCGTTCCCTCTTCGGTCACTCTATAGTCTCCCATCGTACCGAAGCTCTTTCCATCTATTGTAATTATTGTAAAAGGACTATCTTTTACTTGTTCTCTACTAATTGTTTCAGAAGAGCCTTCTTTGGCTACTTCTTTTACATTCTGTTGTGATTGTTTTGATTCTTTTGTTTCCTTCGTTTTCATAGTTTATTTGTTGATTTAATTTATAATATTCACCGTTTTTTACTCGTTCCTTAATTATTATTTCTCCTGTTTCACCATCCACATATTGACTTTTCGTTAACCATATTATTGATTTTCTATGCCTTATCATGTGTTCGAATTGTGTCCTGTTTTTACCCATAGTATTTCCATATTAGTTTGTACCATTCCCAAAAGTTTTTTGCTTTTTTAATCTCTAGTAGTTTCTCGTTTGTTGTCATAGGCTTTATTTATTGCATTAATATTCAATCAATTTTCTCTATTACTTTTACTCTGAATCTCCTTCGTAAATCGATTTTGTCCTATAATTTATACTATGTATAATAAATTTTGTCGATCTATCCCTCCCCTAGCACGGGTTTCTACGTGCTAATATACACTTTTTTTTTAATATCCCTATTTTGAGGAACAAATTTTACATTTGTGGCTCATTAATAGGTTTCACCCCATACAGTTTTTGTATCCTTTCTAACTTCTTCAAGTTTCTTCTTTCGTTTTCGTACTTCTTTAATTCCCAATTCCTACTGTCATCTCCATACCCTAAGCGTTTATTTCTCATTCGTTCTTGCTTTAGTAGTTTATAATATTCTTCTTCTCCTTCCTTTATATCTACTTTTATTCCATTAACGTATCTTACACCTTCATCTAGTTTTTCTAACCATAACGCTTCTTTTTCATCATCCTTATAGATCTTATTCCGATAATATATCGGTAAGGCTATTTCTACTCCTTGTCTTGTTTTGTACGTCTCGATAGTTTTTCCTGCTCTATACTTATTTCTTTCGACATCTCGTCGTTCCATATAATTCCGTCCAATACCTTTACTTGTATATATTTTACTATTATATTCCTTATGTTTTTCATCTACCTTATTTACATATTTCACAATATAGTTTATCGTTTTCGCACTCACATAGTCTCCAATCCACACCCAACCATATTTCCAGATCTTTTTGATATCCTTCACTTCGTCTGTCCACACAATACCGTGCATATGCACTCTTTCTGTGTTCTGGTGTCCCAATTCTGTCACTAACCAGTGCCTTAATGTTTTCCCATACTTCTTTCGCCACCTTTCCGTGTATCTTCTTACCGCTAGTCTGCATACTTCATTGTCTCTATCATATCCTGTTAATCCTTTTATTTCGTTATCTAATTTTTGTAATTCTCTTTCGCTGAACGTATACGTCACGAACTTTGCATTTTTATTTACTCTTATATCTTCTTGTAGTCTTACTTGCCATTGTCTTGCTTTCTGTTTTCTACATTCCATGCACTTTCCACAGCCCACGGGTACATACAGTACCCGCTTATCTACTGCTTCAGGGATTACTCCCTTATTTTTTTTGTTCGCTACATATTTCCTATTCTTTATTAGTTTCGGATATAAACACATTTTATTTCATTCCTTTTGCGTCCTTATATTTTTTCACTAATGTTTTTACTCCATTTAATGTTTCTGTAAAGAATGCTTTTACACTTCTGAACCTGATATCATCACCTTTATATGTTCCGTATTTTTCTGCCATTTCTGCTTCTTCTGCTTTTATTCTTGACTCCATTTTTGCCAATTGTTCTTGTGCATTATTTTTTGTTATTTCTGATGCCAGTTTTCCTACTTCTTTAGTAACTTTTAGTATTTCCTTCTTTTCAGTTTCATCTTTTATATCTCTTTCAATTACTTTAGTTCCTTCTTCTGCTATTATTCCTTCTATTCTGCTTGTTGCAGTTGCTAAGTCTACTTTATTTTGTATTACTTGATTTTGTAATTCTTCGAATTTCTTACCTGTATCTGTAGCTATATTTGCTATTCTTGTATCTTGTTCTTTCGTATCTCCTCTTAATTCGTTTGCTCTTGTTTCAGCTAAGTTTCCTTCTTGTTGTGCTTTTTTACCTAAGCTATCATTTAATGCTGCTTGACTTGCTGCCATTAATCCTTCTATACCCATTTGTTTTTGTGCATTTCCTTTTGCTGCACTTCCTCCGCCTTGGCTTCCAGTCGTCGCTCCGCCGCCGCCGCCCATACCATACATCAACGCAGGGTTTAATCCTGCATCTTTCATATGTTGTAACTGTGCTCCATAGTTTGTTTTATTCCACATATCCATCTGTAAGTCATGCCCTTGTTGGTTCAAACTTCTTTGATTTTGATATTGTTGCTCCATAAATCCTCTTTCAGTTGCATTTCCTCTTTTTGTTTCTGCCCTTCCTAAGGCTACTCCCATTAATTTTCCTAACATAATTTCTATTATTTATTTTTATTTCGCGCTTTTTTAAAGCGATATACCTTCAGTTCATATATAAGAACAGATGCGTACCACCTGCTTTTATTAAAGGGGGACTTGATTGTATTATTTCCTATGCTTCACGTTTAGTTTTCACCGGTCTACACATTTAACTTTGCTAACTTTCTCGGCACTTGTCCGTTACTCATCCCAATACCTTTACATCCCCCATTTAATTTTACTAAGCTTCTTTCGTGCCTTCTGTTGACTGAGCTCCGCTCTTATCCACATCCAACTTTACTACTTTAGTTTCTGCTTTTGCTTTACTTGCTTTTGCATCCCTTTTCGCTTGTACACTTCCGCTTACTTTATCCATAGCTTCACTAGCTATTTCCCACCTGTCCGTCCTAATATTATACGCACTTATCACACCATCTTTACGTTCCGTAAATATACTTGGCGCTCCATCTGTAATTGGTTCCTTATTACTTACTATTCTTTCGATTTTCAGTTCTATCGGTTCACCTTCTACACACTCAACACTTTTCAGTTGACTTTTTACTGCTTTTTTATATTTATATGCCATTTTCTTATAAATTTGGTATTACTTTAGCACTCATTTTTCTTCGCGCTGTTATTTTGTTACTAATTTGTACCCAGAAATTTTGACTATCCAGACTCGTTTGCGCAAATATGTTATTATATTTACTTGGGTCTACATACGTTGTTAGATCCTGTATTCCCGTCAAACCTTTTTCATATCTACGATTTAACGTCATAAACATTTCTTGATTTTCTTCTGCGAAGTTTCCTCTTGTTTGATTTACATTT